TATTCGACGAAGATTATCCCGGATTTTGCGATAATTATAAAATCAACTTCTGCTCCATGTGTGGGCGAAAACTGGGTTAGGAGGATAGAAATGATAGAAAAAATATATAAAAACAAATATATGGCAACATGCGACAACTGTGGAACAGGGCAAGAATGCGACAGTTGGGCGGAAGTAATAGATTTCATGAACGAAGAAGGCTGGAAAAAGAAACTGGTAGACGGGGAGTGGGAACATTACTGTCCGGAGTGTTGGGAGGATTAATCATGAATTTCAAAATAAGAGTAGCTGAAAATATAGGGAGCGACAGTTGTGAATTATTTGGATGCCCTGGCACCGTATTGGAAGTAAAAGATGGGATTCTGCAGGATAACGATGAATTTGAATGGACAAATGCCGGTAAGCTGTTTCATAGTCTCGAAGAAATAAATATATACTTTATGGATGAAGACGAATATCAGACAAGGTTTGAAATGGCAGAAGAAAAGGAATCTATTTGATAAAATGTTTGGAGGGAATAAATAATGAAAGCACTTGCTATAAAATATCGTCCTAAGACCTTTGATGATGTGGTAGAGCAGGGTTCAGTGAAACAGATATTGCAGGAGCAATTAAGAACAAACACTCATCAAAACTGTTATTTATTTACAGGTGGAGCTGGAACTGGAAAGACCACTTGCGCAAGAATATTTGCAAACGAAATTAATGGAGGAAAAGGAAATCCAATTGAGATTGATGCCGCTTCAAACAATGGAGTGGACAATGTAAGGGAAATCATTGAGAATGCTAAATTCAAGGCTTTAGATGCTCCTTACAAAGTTTATATTATAGACGAATGCCATATGTTATCAATTGGAGCATGGAATGCAATGCTAAAATTAATAGAAGAGCCACCCGCTCAGACGGTGTTTATCTTCTGTACAACTGACCCTCAAAAGATACCAGCAACCATCATTTCAAGAGTTCAAAGATATGACTTCCAACGCATTACTCATGACTCCATTGTTAATAGATTAAAATATATTCTTGATATGGAGAATGAAGAAATATTAAATGATGGTGGCCCAGACGGAGCAATTACTTATGATATAGAAGCCCTTGGCTACATAGCTAAATTAGCGGATGGTGGAATGAGGGATGCGATAACTTTACTGGACAAATGTCTTAGCTTCAGTCCTGATATCACTGTACCGCATGTTATAGAAGCTCTTGGAACTGTTGATTATGATGTAATGTTTGATTTAACCGATGCCATCATAGATATGAGGGCAGGAGACGCTGTTACCATTATAGAAGAAGCTCATAGAAGCGGAATAGATTTAAAGCAGTTCATTAAACAATACAGCTATTTCGTATTAGATGTTTATAAGTATTATTTACTTGGAGGATTTGAATATCTACAAATACCATCAACTTATGTGGATAGGTTAGATGCTTGGGATGATGAAACATATGACTTCGTTAAGGAATTATTAGCAGAAATCATTAAGTTAAATGCAGATATTAAATGGGAGCCAAGCCCTAAACCATTAATTGAAGCTACTATAATTTTATTATGTCAGGAGGAATAAAGATGATAGGTCAGGAAAGACTTCTAACAAGAATAGATAAAATGATTGAAGCTGGATTTCCTCGATTTACTATCATCTGCGGCAATAAACAAAGCGGGCGAAAAACAATAGCCCGCTATATTGCCAAAGCCTTAGATGCTCATTTAATTAATAGTGATATTAAGGTAGATGATGTAAGAGAAATCATCGACTTAGCTTATAAGCAAACAGAACCAATTGTTTATCTATTAGCTGATGCAGATAAGATGAGTCCAGCAGCAAAGAATGCATTACTAAAGATTACAGAAGAACCTCCACGTAAAGCCTATTTTATAATGACTTTACAAGATATTAATAACACATTAGCAACCCTAAAGAGTAGAGGAACAGTCTTAAACATAGACCCTTATACTCCTGCAGACCTAATGAAATATGCAGAAGATAAAGAATATAAGTTAACAAAGGAAGAGCAGGAAATCATTTCAAATATTTGTACTGTCCCTGGAGAAGTGGATACGTTGGTAAGATATGATATATTAACATTCTATGATTTCGCTAAAACAGTGGTAGATAATATAGGAATAGTAAATGGAGCAAACGCATTCAAGATTGGATTAAAATTAAGCTATAAAGAAGATGATGGTGGATGGGATATAGCATTATTTCTTAGAACTATAATGTATATATGTCGAAAGAAAATGGATACAAAGCCTATACAACAATATAGAGATAGTATAGCTATAACAAGTAAGTACCTATCTCAAATCAATATTACAGGCATAAATAAAAGTTCTACAATTGATATGTGGATATTGGAGATGAGGGGAATATGGATACAAGATTAAGGTCAGATGAAATATGCGTATGCTGCGGAGATTATGTTCCTGAAGGTAGGCAAGTATGTTTAAATTGTAAGAAAGGAGATACCAGAGGATGCAATTATACGAACTCAAAGAGCAATTGGTTAAGAAAACTCTACAACCTCTTTATATTTTTACTGGCGAAGAAATAGCTATAATGAATATCTATATCGATAAGATAGCAACGATTGTAGGTTCAAAGGCCAAGCGCGTAGATAGCGTAGGTTCAATATTCGGAAAATTACAAAATCAATCGTTTATCAATAAGCCAAGCTGTTATGTTATTCGGGACGATGAAGATTATTTAGCTCAGGAGAAGATATGGGATAGCCTAAATAATGGACTTGTACAGGGCGATAACATAATCATATTAGTATATAGTAACTTAGATAAGAGGGGTAAATTCTATAAGCATCATGCAGATATGATTACAGAATTTCAAAAACTTGCCCCCGAAGTATTAGCTAAATATATCAAAAGAGAAATAGGGCTGGACATTAATAAAGCGGTCAAGTTCGCAGAATTATGCGATTGTAACTATAGTAGGATATTATTAGAATGTGATAAGTTAAAGCATTTAGCCAATGCAAAAAATTGTGATATAGATACAGCTTATGAAATAGCGGTTAAGGATAAACTAATATATACAACTCCTAAAGATGTTATATTTGAATTAGTAGATGCAATATGTAAACGTCAAATAAATAGAAGTTATGCCTTATTGGAGGAGTTAATGGCAGTTAATGAAAGTCCTCTTGGAATTATCAGTTTATTGTATACAAACTTCAGGTCAATGTTATTAGTTCAATCCGCAGGAGCTGGAGCGGATATAACAAAGAGAACTGGGTTGACCCCTTGGCAAGTAAAGTTGGCAAAGGAAAAAGGTGTTCATTACAATATCAGCGAATTAGTGAGAGCAATAAGAATTATAAGAGAAACAGAGAAAGGAATAAAAACTGGAGCTATTGAACAGGATATGTCCATTGAATTTATATTAGCTTCAGTTTTATAAGGGATAAAGATATGGCACGGTCGAATTTAGGATTCAAGAAATGTAGTTACTGTGGCAAGGAATTTATTCCTGCTCCTTGTCATATGTATAGGGCTAAAAGGAAAATACAATGTAGTTATACCTGCTACAGAAAGGAAGGTGGCGATAATGGAAAATATTCAAAATCAAGGAAATCACCGAAGAAGTGATATCTGTAAGAGATGCGGAAGAAAGCTAAAGGCCCCTGAATCTGTAGAAATAGGCTTTGGAGCAATATGCTTTAAGAAGTTTATGGCAGAATCATTATTAAAACCATTATTCGAGGTGAAGAGAAATGAACCGAGCAGAGAGACGAAGGCTGAAGAAGCAAGGCAAGATAGTCCCAAAAGAGCCAGTAATAAACGTAAAAGCGAGTGATATTATAAACATTAAACAGGAGGCAACGAAGAAGGCAGCAGACAAAGCCTTCTTCTTAATGTTAGGACTTCCATTGATGGTATTGCATGATAAGTGGGGATTTGGGAAAGTAAGAGGAGAACGCTTTATTGAGCAGGTTCTTGATTTATATGATTCCTTTGAAAAAGGCTACTTATCATTAGATGATATCCATAACTGTCTGTGGGAGGAAGGAGGAATCAAACTTGTAGATAGGGAGGAACATAAATGAGGATTATCGAAAATTGGCAGTATCGATATATCGAAAAGTGTTTATATGCTTATAAAGATATTAGTGAAAGTAAATTAGATACGGAAATAAGAATGAAACAAGCTATTGATAAAGCATTAGAATTCTTCAAGGGAACATCCCATGAAATAATGATGAAAGAATTCTATTTCGAAGCTGACCATCATAGAAAGAGATTAAGCAATGCTGGACATTATAGATGGGTATGTGAAGAATTATTACATACTGAAGAACCTAATGGATATGTAATAAGAAGGGAAATTGTATATAGAGTAGCAATGAACTGTTACGCTTTGAACTTATTCCAATTAATCTGAAATAACAGTTGAACAATAAGTAAATATGTTATATAATAATATTGAGGGATACGTATACCCAAACTTCGAACACTCAAAAGCCTTTCAATCTTTATTGATGAGAGGCTTTTGGTGTTGAAAAAAGAAAGGAGCGGAAAATGTATTACTTTGAAGAACAAGATGCAGTAGAATATGGAATAGATAGAATTGAATAAAATTTGAGGGGCGCGGGAAATGATAACAGAAAAACAAAAGGATTATATATTATACCTATATAAAGAAATAGATATAGAACCAGAAGAAGACTTAGATAATTTAACAAAACAACAAGCCAGTAATTTAATAGAAGAATTAAAACAAATCAAAGAAGAAATAAGTTAAAGATAGAAAGGAGGATAAGAGATGGCAAGAACAGCAAGTAAAAATACCTTAACAAAACCGCAAGAAATATTTATACAGGAATTGTTAAAAGGAAATACCCAAAGACAAGCTTACCTAAAAGCTTATCCTTCTAAGAAGAAATGGAAGGAATCCTCCTTAGATTCAGCAGCATCAAGTTTGTTAAAGAATGAAAAGGTTAAAACAAGGTATGAGCAACTTTTAAACAAAATGAGAGAAAAAGAACAAGAAAAGACCATGTGGACAAGGGAGCAATCCATTGAAACTCTGAGATATGTTATAGATGTAAACAAGAAGGATTTAGAACGAATAAACAAGGCTTTCGAGGAAGAGTTAGAAATGTTACAAAAACTAATGATAGAAAATCCAGAGAAAGCGCCTCAATATCTACAGCAAATACTTAAACAAAGAAAGTTACAAAAACTAATGATAGAAAATCCAGAGAAAGCGCCTCAATATCTACAGCAAATACTTAAACAAAGAAAGTCAAGAAGGGCATCTAAAGTAAACAATCAAGGCATTATCGATGCTGTGGCAGAATTAAACAAGATGCAAGGATTTAACGAAGAAACAATAAATATGAATGGAACTGTTATATTTACAGGTGAAGAGGAGCTTGAGGATTAATGAAATTAAATCAAAATGATGGTATATGCCCTGAGATAAATAAGGTATATTGCATGGATAATTTGAAGCTAATGAAACAAATGGAAGATGAGAGTGTGGATTTAATATACTGTGATATTTTATACAACACTGGTAAGAAATTTGATGATTTTGATGATAATCTGGGTTCTCCACAAGAGGCTATTGAGTGGTACAGGCCCAGAATTAGAGAAATGCATAGAGTGTTGAAAGACACAGGCAGTATATATTTGCAATGTGATAGTAATTTAGTACATTACTTAAAAGTTGAAATGGACAAGGTGTTTGGGATTAAGAATTTCCGAAGAGATATTATTTGGCGAAGAGGTTGGGTTAGTGGATATAAGACACAAGCTAAAAATTGGATTAGAAATCATGATAATATTTTATACTATACTAAGTCTAATAAATTTACCTTTAATAAGGAGTATATACCTTATTCTGTAGGTTATGTGAATCGTAATGGCAAAAAACCTAAAGGCAAAGGAATACCTATTGAAGATACTTGGAATTGCAGTGAGAATGATATTTTGAACTCTATACAAATAATGGGTCCTTCTAAAGAAATAGTGGATTATAATACACAAAAGCCTAAAAAGTTGTTAGAAAGAATTATAAAAGCCAGTAGCAATAAAGGTGACATAGTAGCAGATTTCTTTTGTGGAAGTGGTACAACAGGTGTAGTTGCTAAAGAATTAGGTAGAAATTATATAATGTGCGATATAAATCCAAAAGCAGTGGAAATATCAGAACGGCGGATAAGCGAAGCGCAAAATAAACCCAAACAAATAA